CTCTCTGGAGGTATCGGCTCGGCTGAGTCTGATAACATGAGTGGCGTATGGAAGGCACTTAACCGTTACATCTTCGACATTCAGCGTTTCTTCCCGCAAGTGGCATACAATGAGGCCGCACGAATCAGATACGAGTTCCCTGCAATGCTCGGCTTCCTCGGACGTGACACCATCGACCCGCTCACTCAGTCCATGGGTGACCAGTTGGAATCCGAGTTGCAGTTCATGAACAGAAGACTTGTGTATATGGCATCGTATGCCGTATTCGGTGAGTTCCTACCATCACAGTCTGGTGCAAGAAACGGACTGACTGGCCTTGCCGATTCAAGTGCTTCACTGGCTTTCAACGCCAAGGCCCTGCCAGATGGCGTGACAACACCAACGTACACGTTCAGAGTCAAGCCGCATCAGTACATCTATCCGTGCTTCGGATTCCAGACTGACTCCAAGCCATCATATACCAGAGTGGCCCCCGGTCAGGAGTTTGAGTTTACCGTGCCTGGTGTGGTCATCAGCGATAACAGCGTTTCCCTCTTCGGTCTTAACTACTATCGTTCTGTAGGTAATATTGGCGATATGAGTTGCGACCCCAACATCGCTTTCCCGCTTGATGGCAGACGATTGACGGAGTTGGTTGCAGAGCCTACCATCTACTACCCGACACCAGAGACGCTTGCAGGCAATCCGTCTGCAACCCCTGTCAGTGTTCCTACCGATGGTTATCAGCCTGCATTCCGTCCGGCATCATTCCGTATCGCAACGGCCACAAGACTGAGGAAATTATCACTGAAAGGCTGTTCGGTGATGTCAAGTAGTGAGCGTGCACCTCTGAATCTTACGCCTCTGACGCTGTGCCAGGAGATAGACCTGCGTGATACACGCATCGGTGCAGTGAATGTCCCACAGACAGCATCACTGGAAACAATGAGGCTTCCCGCCACCATGACAGCACTCTCTCTGACCTCACAGTCAAATCTTACCACGCTAACCATGCAGGGAGGTTTGTCGCTTACGTCTCTGATTATCACTGGAAGCCCATTACTGGCTACACAGGCTCTTATCAGAACCATCTATGATGACAGAGATACGGCAGGCATTGACACGCCTCTGGACGTACTGAAATTGAGTAATATGGACTGGGCAGACCTAAAGGCAGACATCCTCATATGGATGGCCAATGCTGCCACCTCAGAACTTTTCGGAAAGTGCATCATGCTCCGTGCCAACTCTGACAGGTGGATTTCTTTCTCAGAGGTGATCACGCTGATACGGAAATACGGTGACATCCAGACGGAGCCTGCTAATGGTGTGATACCTGCCGACAGACTGTTTATCGATTACCAGAAACGTGACGTAAACGGTATTCTCATCAAGGGTGAGAAATATATCTACACTCTGGGAGAGCACGATATTTGGGAGGCAGCAGCCACAAACGATGTAGGTAACAATGTTGCAGTGGCCAACGGACATGAGGCAGTGACATGGGAACTGATTACCCCTGGAGTCTCGCAGTATGCTGAGATTACAGACCCTGTAAGGGGAACAATTAACGTAAAGAAGACCTATGCCTATAACGAGTACATGACATTCGTACTGCGTCTGACTGTCCTGTTGATTGGTGGTGCGACTTTGACCTATGAGAAAAACGTGGGCTTCCATCGAAGACTGCCTAAGATAAACGACTTCGCCTATGCTGACGGTTCGTTTGATGATGAGTATGACCCATCAAAGGATATGGTGGGTGCCATCGTAAAGGTGGATAAATTAACTGACTCGCAGTATAAGTTCTGGGTATATGCAAAGGAAAACGCAGTCTGCAAATCAGACGATAGTACCTATAATACAGGCTCACACGTCTGGGGTATCTATCCAGAGGCCGCAGGCAATAACGGTTTCCCGACTGCCGTTACATCCGAGATTGCTGAAGACGCAGGAGTATCGAGTGTTATCAATACGCCTATGGCTGATATTGGCAGTCGTGGCATGAGTACTGCCTATATTCCTACTGGCGGCTATTGGGACGCTGAAGAGGAAGATGGCTTCAAGAAATTCGCTTCCACTGTTGCAGAAGGTGACTTCGCCACAGAGCAGAAGAATGAAATTGTGGTCAATCTGGCAAAGTCTGTCATCAACGGTCACCTTGGAGAGTCGTACCCGACTACTCCGGAAGAACTGGCCAATGCCATGCAGGCTCTCGTTGCACAAAAGACCGCTGACGGTGTAACCAGTCCTGCAAGATACCGCCAGTTGTACTTCCCCGCATCTTTCACCTGTTACGTCTATCAGCCTAAAGTTGATGGTGTATTGGATGACCAGTATAAGGCTACCAAGTGGATGTTGCCTGCATCTGGACTTCTCTGTAGAATATACAATTTCTTCTACCAGAGTTGCGGAAAGGAGACGTATGCAAATGGTGGTAGGGTAACTGCTGACAAGTACAACTTCAATCCAGACAGCGAGGCGATGCTGCCGTTATTCGCAAACATACTGAAACGTATTGCTGATTCTGGTGCCAGTGGCACACCGTTCACTATCCCGACCAATAGCTACTACTGGTCAGTTACTGAGTACTACAGCAGCACCGCATGGAACGTGTACTTCAATGATGGTAACGTCAGCATCTACTACAAGTGCACCAGTCTCGTAGTTCGGCCTGTGGCAGCATTTACCTATAACCTTTAACCTTTCGGGCGGGCTGTTCCAACAGCCTGCCCATCCTCTGAACCAGAAATAATGCAAGTAAAGAATGCAAGATAAAGAAAGTTCACAGGGTGTTGTGATTCCTGCCTCCGTGGTGGAAGACAGCAACATCAAGAAAAAGTCGGGTAAGAAGACGTTGGCTCAACTTCCTGTTTATAGAGCAACGGCCAACTTGAAATACATTGTGACCGCACTGATCGTAAAGAGTCCGAATAAACTGAGGAAATTCTTCGACCAGATGTTGGTCAACGTGTCGGAAGTCGGAAAGGCTATCGGCATGGCAGATATTTCAAGGAGCGTGGCAGACAGGGCGTGGTACATCGAGACCGCCCTTGTGCTGATAAACGAAGTGAGAAATGATTTCACCATCCTGCGCAAGTTGGAGGTTATTGTGGATAAAGACCTCGACAATAAGGCAAAGGCAGTGGTGAAGGGTATTATAGCGCAACTCGTGGCGTGGCGCGATTATACCTGTAGCGAGGGTGCCAAATCGTAAATCCTATTCATCTGAAAAAGAGATATGACAGGCAGAGTGTTACATAATCCGTTAAATGGGCGATTTACTATTGTCGGGCTTGAGCTTGGTGACAGACCACAGGCACAAGACGCCTCCCGCTGTTGTATTGCGGATGGTGGAACCGATGATAGTTACGATGATGCAATATCGCAGACAGATAGCAACTACTGGTCAGTTACTGAGAACAACAGCAACAACGCATGGAACGTGAACTTCAATGATGGTAACGTCAACAACAACAACAAGTACAACAGTAACGTAGTTCGGCCTGTGGCAGCATATGACGGTTTATTCAACATCTTCTATGACTCTGTGGTAGAAGCGTATAAGGATTGTCTGAGAGGAAAGATGTCATCTACACAGGCAATCGAGTATATGCAGATAGCATGGGCCGACTTGCCGTGTCTTGCATGGGAGTTGTGGACTGGTATTTACAAGCCCTCAACTTCCACTTGCTTTCTGGTTAAGTACCCTAAACTGAGAGAGGTATTTGCAGCGAATTTCAGAGACCGTATCGTTCATCACTGGGTTTGCCTCAGACTGGAGCCGTTGTTTGAAGAGCGGTTCATATCACAGGGCAATGTGTCATTCAACTGCCGTAAGGGTTTCGGAACGCAGGCATGTGTAGCCCATTGCGTAGAGGGCATAGAAAGAGTGTCTGGAAACTACAGCAAAGACACATGGGTGTTTAGGGGTGACTTGACTGGATTCTTCATGTCGATAGACAAGGCCCTGCTCTGGTATCTGTTGGAGAGGTTCATCATCCGTTGGCATAAACGGTATGATCGTGAGGGGTGGAATAGAATCAGTTTCGACATTCTACATCGCCTCGGCATGGAGCGTATGCCAGAAATGTACTGGGATATTCTGCTCCGCACAACGAAGACAATAGTCATGCACCATCCAGAGAAAGATTGCGTACTCAATTCATCAGTCGCTCTTTGGGAGGGCCTGGCACCAAACAAGTCTCTGTTCGGATGTGGTGAAGACAAAGGAGAGCCTATCGGCAATCTGACAACCCAGTTGTTTGCCAATTTCTTGATGTCATTCTTCGACGCCTACGTCCTGTTCCTATTCAGAAGACAGGAGTTTTCGTATGACAGATTCGTTGATGACTTCAACAATGTGTGCGATAATTATGAGTTCCTGCTTTCATCAATACCTAAGATGGAGGCATTTCTACGTGACAAGTTGAAACTGACTCTTCACAAAGACAAGAGGTATCTGCAACATGTCACACACGGCCTACTACTCGTAGGCACGTATATCAAGCCGGGCAGGCTGTACCTGTCGAACAGGACGCTTGCCAGATTCGAGGAACGTGCCGTAGGGTTCAGAAGATTCATGGAATCAAAGGATGAGTTGACCACTCTCGACTGCAAGCGCATCGAGCAGGTCATAAACTCATACCTCGGGTTCTGTAAAGGTAAGCAGACATACGGTAGGCGCAAGGCTATCATTGATAGCATGGGGCCTATCTTCTATAAGTATTTCTATATCAAAGGCCACTATGAAAGCATAAGGGTCAAGAGTAAATATCGGGAGTTGGTGCTTCCGTTTCCAATAGCATCATGAGAGAAGAAAGATACCTGTACACAGATAGAGCACTCGTAGTTACTGAATATAACGGACAACTAATTTTTAAGATTGAGCATTATGAAAGAAATTTTGAGCGAAGCCCCAAAGAGGGTGACAGTATCGAAGACCCAGAGGAATTGGGTAGTGACGGTAAACCTCAACATTGAGGAAGTTGATGACGGTTTCACTTGTGACAGTTATTCCGTTGTCGTTAACCACAAGCCAGAACATGAAGATGTGCTGTCTGCTGTCATTGAGGCCATCAACCACAAGACAGACACAAAGATACTGTCTGGCTATGTCTGGAATGGAAAGCCTGTTTGGCTATCCTCTGAGAACCAGTTTAACTTCAAGGCTGCATACGATGTGGCTGTGCAGACAAACGGTTCCACGCTCCCCATCAAGTTCAAGCTTGGAGAGGATGCCGAAGGACTGCCGATGTACCACACATTCAACAGCATGAACGCGTTTACAGACTTCTATACTGGTGCAATTTCCTTCATCCAGCAGACCCTTGCTGCAGGATGGGAAGAGAAGGATGCGGCGCGAGACTGGGTAAACCAACTTTATAAAAATGAATGAGAACATGAAAGAACTTGTATTTGACGGCTTGGGAGTCATGTATTGCCTGGCCGTAGTGGTAATGGTAGCCGTAATAGTGGCTATGGCTGTTGACTTTCTTAGCGGATGGCGTAAGGCCCGTCTCCGAGGTGACGAGCATACGAGCTATGCCGCATCACGCTCATTGACAAAGTTCCTAATCTATGAGGGAATCCTTCTCATTGGCGTGTGCATCGATACCATGGTACACTTCGTATGGGCTATGCTGATGGACGGATCGTACTTTGTTCCTCTGATGACTATAGTCTGGGGAATAATCCTCTGTTTGGTCGAGGCATGGAGCGTGAAGGAGAAGGCAGACAGAAAGCAGCGTAAGCGAATGGATGATGCCGCCGCCGCACTGGCACAGATACTCGACAAGGAAACGGTGCTTGAGATACTGCGCACAAGAATGGAAGGCGAAGTAGGCTCAGGGATAAGTGACAGAACATTACTTGAAAACGAAAATTTGGAATGATTATGAAAAAGAGAATTTTAATCATCATCGGCTTTGCTCACCTTCTGACCACACCAGGCAAGCGGTCGCCCGACGGAAAATTCCGCGAGGCCATCTACAGCCGTGAGGTGGGACGTGCCATCAAGGCCAAGCTGGAAGCACTCGGCTATACCGTTGCTTTCGACTATGACGGTGACAAGCTGCCTAAGACCATGCAGACGCCAATGACCAAGCTGGAGCAGCAGCGGGAACTTGCCCTGCGTGTCGCCAACGTGAATCAGATGTGCAAGGATTACAGTGCAGCCAATGTCATCTACATCAGCATCCATGTGAATGCTGCAGGGTCAGACGGCAAGTGGCATGAGGCCAGAGGGTGGAGCGTCTATACGTCACCAGGCAGAACCAAGGCCGATGACCTTGCGACCTGTCTCTGGAACCGTGCAGACAAGAACCTGCCGCACTCGCACAAGAATGCACTCCGTGCAGACTGGAGCGACAAGGATCCTGACTACGAGGCAGCTCTTTACGTACTTACCAAGTCGGCATGCCCGGCAGTCCTTACTGAGAACCTGTTCCAGGACAACAAGGAAGATGTGGCCTACCTCATGTCTGACGAGGGCCGTCATGCCATCGAGAGGCTGCATGTGGAAGGAATCGTTGACTACATTCAAAAGTATATGTCATGAAGAAGAGTATTGTTCCGATCCTGCTGTTGGCATCGATACTGCTGAACCTGGTACTGCTGAACAGGGGATGCAAGCCAGAGCCGGGAGAGGTGTCTATCGACACCACTACCATTGTCAGCACGTTTGTTCCTGATTCTGCGTCCGACAGCGCACAGGTAGCAGTCAAGGACTATAAAATCCCTGCTTCCGCTGTCAAAGTCCGTGGAAACCGACGGAAACAGCCGATAATCGGCAACAATCAGCCTGATTCTATTCCAGACTCATGCTACATTGCCGTCGGAATTATTCCAGAGGACAGCGACAGCGTGACGATCTCACTTCCCATCACGCAGAAGGTCTATCGGGACTCCACCTATACCGCATACGTCAGCGGCTTTGATGCGAAGCTCGACAGCATCAGCGTGTACAGCAAGATGATAACCGTCACAAGAAGGGAGCCTCCCCCGGCGTTCACTTTCGGAGTGCAGGCTGGGTACGGAATAACCCCGGCAGGGATGCAGCCATACCTCGGTTTGGGAGTCCAATATAATTTTTCCCTCTCCAAAATTTGGCCGTTCCGAAAAAAATGACTACCTTTGCACCCGTCTGATAATGTTTTAGGACATATCAGTATTGCGTAAGCCCCCGTGTCCTTCGTCAGGCATGGGGGCTTTTGGCATCCCTACGAAAGTGATTTTTCTGCATTTTTGTTGCTGGATTGTTGCTCGACGAGAAACAAGAATCACCTAAAATGCTTGTAATCAGCACACTTACAGCGACTTGTCTAATTTCTGCGTGGGAAAGTAACACTTTTGCGTAGGAAAATAGGATAATAACAAACGGTATCAGAAAAACCGCAAAAGAACTCAGAAAAGCCCCGAAAACAGGTGGTTTTCTTAAATATAGTTATAAATAGTGTGTTTTGAGTCTGTTTTAGTCTGTTTGTCGTTTTTTTGTTGTTACTTTGTTGCTCGTTATCGTTCAAGCAACAAAACAACAAAAGTATGACATCATCAGAACCCATCAGACTAAGGACGCGTCTGCTGAAGGACGGCAGAAGCTCCATTTACCTTGACCTCTACCACAACGGCAAGAGGGAGTATGAATACTTGAAGCTCTACCTCATTCCCGAGAAGAGCAGAGCCGACAAGGAGACAAACAAGAAGACTATGCAGCTTGCGGAAGCCATCAAGGCCAAGCGCATAGTGGACTATCAGAACGGCAAGTTCGGATTCCATCAGCCAGAGCACAACATCAGATTCTTCGACTACTACTCTGCCATGTGCGAGAAGCGGAAGGGTGCGCCGGAGTCACGGGGGAACTGGGGAAACTGGTACTCCTGCTATAAGCATCTGCAGATTTATGAGAAGAATAAGGATATCACCTTTGAGGACGTTACACCAGAATGGGTGCAGGGCTTCAAGGACTATCTGGAGAACGATGCCAAGGCGTGGTCGCCAAGGTATGAGCGCGAACTGGAGTACCACAAGCTATCCAGGAACTCCAAGCTGTCCTACTTCAACAAGCTCCGTGCGTGCATACATCAGGCACTTGCGGACGGTGTGATCTCTGACAATCCATTACGAGGCGTTGACAACTTCAAGGCCGAGGAAAGCAAGCGAATGTACCTTACCATTGACGAGATAAAGGCCATCACCGCCGCCGATTGTCCTGCCCCTGGTGTAAAGCGTGCCTTCCTCTTCTCATGCCTTACAGGTCTTCGCAGATCAGACATCATGAAGATGACATGGAGCGAGGTACACAAGCAGGGAGAGTACACGCGAATCATCTTCAAGCAGAAGAAAACCAGCGGACAGGAGTACATCGACATCACGCCGCAAGCCGCTGAGCTGCTGGGTGAGCGCAGGAAC